GTTGGTCAGAATAGAGACGCTGGTGGTTTATCCGAGTACGATATAGCTGCTTCGGCTACTGCTATATATTTCAATGATCCTGTCAAAATGAAAAATGACGGTACAATTGAAGTAGCAGGTGCTGGAGGCGCAATACTAGGATCACTAGGCGGCGTATTCTTTACTGACGCAACTACAAGCAAGCCTACTTTTGCGAATCATTTGAATGCATCTAACACTGCAACAGATATTGTTGGATTCATTTCTGATGACCCGTATCAGAGGTTTGAAATACAAACAAACAACGCAGGCGCTTCTGCTAAAACAGATATCTTCAATGTTGCTGATATCGCGTATGCAGCTGGAAGCTCACCTGACTTCGTGTCTCAAGTTGAGTTAAACGATTCAACTTTAGCTGATGGCTCATCTGCAACTTTGCAGATCTTAGGTTTATCTAGAGACCCAGAAAACAATGATGTTGGCTCTGCTAACGTTAACTGGGTAGTTAGAATAAACGAGCACGAGTTAGACATGAACGTAAATGGAGTATAAGGAGGATAACTATGGCCATTTCTAGAGGACAACTAGTTAAAGAACTAGAGCCAGGTTTGAATGCCTTATTCGGCCTGGAATATAAACGTTATGAGAATCAGCATGCTGAGATATACACTACTGAGTCTTCAGACAGAGCGTTTGAAGAAGAAGTTATGTTATCGGGTTTTGCTCAAGCTCAAGTTAAACCAGAAGGTTCTGGTGTATCTTTTGACAACGCTCAAGAGACTTACACTGCAAGATACAGTCACGAGACTGTAGCTCTTGCCTTCTCAATAACTGAAGAAGCAATTGAGGATAACTTGTATGACAGACTTGCTAGTAGATATAC